TGTGATCGACGACAGTGTCCTTGGCCTTAATGCGATAAGGACCAGTCTTGTCGTACTTCAGACCCATCTGCAACACCGACCCTGGAAAGTCGAAGTGATCGCGGAAGATCTGAGTGGTGTTCTGGATCTGGTAAGGACGTTTAAAGGCGGTCGCCTTCAGACCAACGCCAGCCTGACCTTCGCCGTACGCACTGCCAACGATGCGAATAGCAGTACCAGCAGCGAACACAGTCGCAACAACGCCGAACGTCGCAGCACGGACCAGCTTGGCCCGAATGTAACCATTCGACGAAGGGACAGCAACACCGGGAACCACTTGGTCCACCCAGAATTGCAGATTGGGGTCAGTGTCAATGATGAACACATGCCCAACTTTGAAGTCCTTAATGCTAGCGACGTTGAAGTAGAACTGGGTTGTGACCACCTGCGCGCCCGTAACCACAAGAGTGCCGTCGCCGGCATCGCCCGTAGTTGGTGCAGTGGTCGAGGCGGGTACTGCTCCGCGCAGCACACTGCCTGGAGAAACATAGCGTTTCTCATACCAGAACATAATCGAATCGGTAACCTCTTCGACAGGTATACGAGAGAGAATACCCGTCAGTGGGCAGCCGCCTGACGGATAAATGTCAAGAATGCGACGACGATGTGAATTAAAGCGGTCGCCTTCTGTTTGGAACTTAGCGGACGATGGAAGTCCGAGAATTGAATCAGCCATTTTAGTGTCTATTTACAGCGGACAAACATCAAGAATAGATGTCGTCGTCAGGATTATTTGCTTTACCACTAGCTTGACTCGCTACGCTCCGACCGGGCTGTTGACGTGCCGCAATACGGGGCACACCACTAGCCGGCGCTGGGTTCGCAGAAGGCGAAGTCGACAATACTACGCCACTTTTGGCCAGAATGGACTTAACCCCGCTGGCCACTTCGTCGAAAAGCTCGACATTAGTCTTCGGGTGTCCATTTGCCTTAGTTGGCGAAATTTGATGCGAAACAACTTTGACGAGTTCGTCATATTGTTTCATTGCGGGATGACGAGTGTGAAACTGGTTCATCACTTTCATGCCCTCGGCTTGAATGTGTTGGCGGTGCAACGGCTCCACTACGGCCTGCAACTCGCGCGCACGTTTTTCAAGCATTAAATTGTTTAGGGAGGTCGAGTTCTTCACAGCTTTGGCAAGCATCGACTCAATTGCTTTAAGCTGCTCAGGACTAGGATCAGCAATACCAAAAGCTGCTGCAACTTCTTCTTTAGTTACCTCAATTGGTTGAAGAAGCTGTTTAATCTCCGCCGCACTAAGCTGCGGCGCCGGTTTCTGCGCTTCTTGCTGACGAAGAAATTCTTCGCGCTCTTCCTGTGCAATACGCCTAATGTCCTGTGCACTTAAGGGTTTAGCATGCTGTGACTGGGCTCCTTCGTCGCCAGCAGTGCCTTCGTCGCCGGCCGGTACATCACCTTCGGCCTGCTCAACCGGCGCTTCAACCTCAGTGGGAGGGGGTGCGTCGCCTACGGCGCCTTCTGCTGGCGGTGCTACACCTTGATCGCCGCTCTCATCAGTCGGCCCCTGATACATATCTTCAACTTCTTCAGCTGTTGCTGGTACTTCTGGCTTATTCATTGGTCATTTCTCCGTTGTCTTGGGATTGTTTTATTTGTTGTTCAACTAATGTTGAAAAATCGCTAATTAATGTCTGGAGGTTGTAACCAGCACCAAGCTGCTGCTCACGCTCTAAAAGACTGGCGAGATTGCCTGCCAAGTCTCTAGCATTTACCTCACAAACCTTTGTACGCTCTTTGACGAAATGCACCAAATAGGCGAACTCCGTAGAATTCACCATGTCGCGTACATCTAAAAGCTGTCTACCAGAGAGTTTCACTGCTGTGGTTGTGGTTGTCCGCCGCCGAGGCCATTAAGAAGGTTCTGTCCCATCATATCCACTGGCTGGGCGCCGCTTGCCGCCATGTCGCCCGCCTGCTGGTCAGGAACTACTTGAGCCTGAGGAGCTTGTAAGGGCGGAATCGCTGGATTGTCAAGGTTGTAGTCCTCAATGTTTTTAATTCCCAGCAACTGAGTGATGTGGCTAAGCAGCTTAGTCGGATCTTTTCCGAGTAGCTGAATGGTGTTGGGATTCTGTACAAGTATGCTGAAGATTTCTTGTAGTTGACTTGCTTGGAATTGTTTGTCACTTGGTAGAGTTGCGTCATAGCTGGAGAAGTCGTAGCCGCCAGCAATCTTAGTTGGGTTGGCGTAGATGACCTCTTCGAAGGGAGCCTTCAGAGCGAGTGCGCCGACGATCATTTCATACGCTTCTTTCGTGCGGCTCTGCCGAGTGTTAGCAATAATCTGTCGACCAAGCGGGTCGAAGCACTGCATCCACAACAATTGACCGTGCATTTTCAAACGGGCAGCAGCTCCCGCGTTTACGGAGCGGGCCTCGGTCGCACTTCGACGACCACTCGAATACTGACCTAATGCGTTCTCGTTGATACCTGTGACAGTTTGCACCATTTGTAAGAGCACATCCATGTCCTTAACGTGGTTCTGTGTCACATCGTAAGCTTCGAGCTGCTTAAGTACTTTGTCTATTGGTACCCCGCTCTGAGTAAGACGAATGAACATCGAATTCGTCTTAATGTCGTTGAGGTTGATTTTAGTCTCGTCAACGACAAATCTGTTCTGAATTATCTTACGCACATTTACTATGTGGGAATTCAGGAAAAAAGTAATAATGTTCTGCAGCTCATAGATGGTCTCGCTAAGGCCCGGATTGTAGAAGGCATTGTGGTCCGGCGAGTACTCTCCAATTGCATAACTAAACTGATTATGTAAGTTTCCGCTGGCCTCAAACCTAATCAACTTGTTGTCATTCGCAATCACTGCGAGGAACTTCATCGGGTAGTCTTCTTTACCAAGGTCCATTCCAAACAACTTAGAGGCCTCTTTGGGAATCAGTACCATTTCGACCTCAAGAAGTACACAAGCATCTATGCTACTTCCGTCTTTGGCGTTGGACCCTGCGCCTGGAGTCAGTGGGCTAATACCCATACCAGCATCACCAAAAATGCGGCCAGTACGACGGTTCCTGTGTTTGGTGTCGTCGGGCGGAATACTCGCGGGGATTTTGTCCGTTCCAAAGTAAGCCTGACCCTCCTCCTTCTTGACAGCAGTCAACGAGGTCTCTTCGTCATGAGCAACGAACTTACCCTGTTGGAAGTTGGCAATAGTGACCGAAGGGTCAGGAAAGAAATTGTATGGAGAAACGTTTGTAATCCGGTTACCTTGATATTCCAGAACGTCAATGACTTGTTCCTCCATACGAAAACTGGGCGCTTGTGGCTGAATGCCAAACATTTGACCAAGGCGGCCCAAGATGTTCAACTCTGGTACTTGCACTTGTCCACGCATCTTGCAATACTGTTCATGCCAGTCGCACTTCATTACACAGAATCCATACTTAAAGGCGTCAACCAGCGCGTTGTATAGCTTGAACATCATCTGCTGCCGACGCATTTGGTAATCAATGTCGGTCTCGAAAGCCATAGTGCCGTTTTGATCTTCTGGCCCACCGCCTAAGATCTCATACAGTACGGGCTTCTGACTATACGTCGCAAAGAGAAAGCTGACCGCGGTCTGAAGCTGTGCATATGTAACCGGCACTATAATCTTGGGCGGCTCGCCGTCTTTATTTGCGTCTTTGTCATTCTTGTCTGGCATGCGATAACCACGATATACTACGTCGTTATTATCCCAAGTGTCGTAGAACGTCGACATGGCGTCAGCCGATTGCTTAACGAACCTTTTGCACAACTCCACGACTTTCTTCTGGAACTCGCTATCACTGGTGTTGTGCTCCGCCAGGTCGCGATTAATAGTCTCTTGATTGTAAGGCATAAAATATATTTAAGCTGTCGGTTTCGCTCACCGCGGCTACGCCGCGCTTCGCTTCGAGCCGGTCTGGGGTTCTGATTGGCACAAAGCGGATTCATCCTGTCCCACGGACTCACGTAACGGACGGAGTCTCTTGGCGCTTCGCTCCGCGCTCCGCGCTCCGCTCCACGCACACCACCAAACGCAGGCAACGGTTCTCTTGCTGGTGTTTGAAATAACTTTGCGGCGGAAGAGAGTGCGGGAGAACATGTTCTTACTTTATAGAATTTATATAAAGTTAGCTGGAGGACAGCTCGCTTAGCCAGACTGAGAGGCTGATCGTTGCAGCGCCCTTTGAGCGGTCCACCCAGACGAAGATTCGACTGCCGGTTGGCACAAATGGTACGCAGCTCTTGACAGTGACCGAGTTGGCGCCGGGCTTCATGTGAATATCGAACGATTTGCAATAGGGACCGAAGGTTGCAGGATAGTTGGCTGGAGCGGCGGCCAAATTACTAGTTGCGAAGTAGACGCGGACGACTGTTTCCAGGTTGCCGTCGTTAATTGCGCCATTAGTTAAAATGGCCTCCAGCGCATACTGGCTAGTAGTCGCTCCCAGCGTTGCTAACGTCTGTAGGGTTCCATCCTGACCAGCAGCACCAAGGGCTGCGGCCGTAATTATTTGTGTATATGTATTAGGCATACTCTTAGGTATTTATATTGTTGGAATAGACTGCATGACTGCCAAATCTGTGTCGCCAAGGGGATTCTTATACTGCGGGTCGATTGAGTACTTCTGGCCGTCGTCTTTGGCCAGTTTGCCACGAAACGTAAGGTGGTCGTGGACGTAAGTGCGATAGAGGCACTCCATTAAATGGTCGTTCTTGTCAAAGGGCTTGTTCTCTTTGTCGAAGAAATACGTACGAATCTCTTTAATAAACTGAAGCATGTGTGGCATTACATAGACCCTTCTGTGAAACTGTTTGTGCCAGATCTCCTGTGTTTGCTTAATCCCAGTAGTCTTCTCCTTACTGGCTTTCTCCACATAAATTCCTTCTTCACTCAAGCGGTCGGCCCACGTACTTCTATCTTTGTCTTCGTTCCACGCGCTCGGGTCGCAAAGGGCCCATCCCAGTCTAATCTTTTCGGCTCGCTGCTTAATCAGTTCGGCTAACCTCTTAACAGTACATCTTTCGAATATCTCATCGTAAAAGTATATCTCCCCGGTTGGACTAACTGTAGTAAAGAGAACGGCGTCGGCCGTCTGTGGGTGGATATCGAGCGAATACCCACTATGCCAAGACTTCGGCGGAGTGCGCATATCAAGCCAGCCGGCTGGTAGTCGATTTGCTGGAAATAGGTGATATTTCTCATCGAAGTGGCCGTAGACGCGTCGCCCATAAGCCAGTGGCTTTCCGGATTTGCGCGCATCGAGTTCATCAGGTGAGAGTAGTTCTAGATAACTTTCTTTCGCAACCTCATCCAAGAGTGGGTTGTCGTCCATACTGGCTTCAAACCACCAAGCACGGTCAGGAT